TGTGGTTTTGCGCCCGACCGCAGTTTATTTCTAGTAATAGCAACTTAAACACCTTTTCGGTTCGCACTGAATGAAAGTTGAAAACTGGCCTATCAGCAAACCAATTCCCTATTCACGCAATCCAAGGCGCAACGAAGCAGCCATCTCCAAAGTGGCAGGCTCAATCAAGGAATTTGGCTGGCGTCAGCCCATTGTGGTGGACACCGAAGGCGTCATTATCGCAGGACACACCAGACTTTTGGCAGCACAGCACCTGCGACTTCAAGAAGTTCCGGTTCATGTTGCGACTGACCTTTCACCGCAACAAATCAAAGCTTATCGACTTGCTGACAACCGAGTGGCGCAGGAAGCCGAATGGGACAATGACCTGCTCAAACTAGAACTCAGCGAGCTGGAAGAAGAAGGCTTCAGCCTAGACCTGACCGGATTCAGTGAAGACGAACTTGAAGCTTTGCTTGCAGAAGGAACTGAAGACGGATTGACCGATGAAGACGAAACGCCAGAAGTCGAAGAAGAAGCCATCACGCTAGAAGGCGACCTTTGGATTCTAGGCAAGCACCGATTGCGTTGTGGCGACTCAACACAAGACAAGCATGTCCTGCATTTACTAAACGGCACAACGATTGATCTAGTTTGCACAGACCCACCTTATTGCAGCGGAGGATTTCAAGAGTCTGGAAAATCTGTTGGCTCAGTTGGAACCGATGCAGCGCACAAAATGATTGCGAACGATACGCTTTCAACTAGAGGCTACATTGCTCTGCTAAAAACCAGCTTCGGACAGTTATCTCCTAAGTTTCTTTACACATTCACTGATTGGCGAATGTGGACTTACCTTTTTGATATAGCAGAGTCATCAGGATTTGGGGTGCGCTCAATGATAGTTTGGGACAAAGGAACACCAGGGATGGGAAGAGGCTGGAGAGCACAACATGAATTAATTTTGTGGGGTTGCAAACAGACACCACCATTTGAAAAAACATTTGGGGGGCATGGCAATGTGCTTCAAGCTCAAAGAACTGGCAACAAACTTCATACAACAGAAAAGCCGGTTGATTTAATTGAGTCATTGATTCAAAACCTTCCTTTCGTCAGCACCATTGCAGATCCTTTTAATGGGAGCGGCACAACAATGATTGCATGTGAGAAACTTAATAAATCTTACTTTGGGATGGAACTTGACCCACTTTATGTTGACGTTGCCGTCAAGCGTTGGCAGCAATTCACAGGCAAGGAAGCGATTCTGGAAAGTAGCGGCAAAACCTTTGCCGAAATAGAAGCAGAGAGGAAAGGTTGAGTGAACAAACCGCACCAGTGGCAGCGGTTGCTAAAATCTGCAATGTCACTGATCGAAGAATTCAGCAATTGGCAAAAGAAGGGATCATCCCCAAGCCAGAGCGCGGACGTTATCCCCTAATCCGTTGCGTCACTTCGTACATCCAGTATTTACAAGCCAGGCTTGATGGCATTGGGACAACTGCGCCAAATATTGAAGACGCTAAAGCACGAAAAATTGCGGCAGAAGCTAGGCTGGCTGAAATCGAATTGGCAAATGCCGAATTTGAAACCATTGCAATAAAAGATCACGCAAAGGTAATTGAAAACATTGCAGAGATAATTAAAGCCAAACTGATTTCGTTGCCAACCTTGCTGGCTCCAACTCTAGCAATGGAAACCAATCAAGCGGTTTGTCAGTCAAACTTGGAAGAAAATGTCCATGCAACCCTTGGAGAACTTGCAAGAATCCTTTCAGACAACAGAGAACGCCTGGAAGAAAGAGCAGAAGGCGCGAAAGCTATCAGCAAAGCACTTCCTGCCTCCTCCCAAACTAAACATCAGCCAGTGGGCGGAAGCCGAAAGGCGACTAAGTCCAGAGGCGTCAGCAGAACCAGGACAGTGGCAAAATAACAGAACTCCCTATCTGATCGGAATCATGGAAGCCGTCTCAGATCCGGCAGTTTCTGAAGTGGTCGCCATGTGTGGAAGTCAGCTTGGGAAAACGGAAGTCTGTTTAAATATTTGCGGCTATCACATGGCCCATGATCCAAGCCCAATTCTCGTAGTTCAGCCAACTTTGGAAATGGCACAGGCTTGGAGTAAAGACAGGCTTGCCCCAATGCTGCGCGACACCCCAACTTTGCAAGGCAAGGTAGCAGATCCCAGAAGTCGAGACTCTGGGAACACCACTTTGCACAAGTCCTTTCCTGGCGGACACCTTACCGTTTGTGGTGCGAATTCCCCAAGCTCGCTGGCTTCTCGCCCAATTCGAATCGTTTTGTGTGATGAGGTGGACAGATACCCAGTGAGTGCAGGCTCTGAAGGTGATCCGGTGGCACTGGCTCGCAGACGAAGTGCAACCTTCTGGAATCGCAAAATTCTTCAGGTATCCAGCCCAACCATCAAAGACCAATCACGCATTGAGGCCGCTTACAAACGAAGCGACAGAAGACAGTTCTGGATTCCTTGTCATGCTTGTGGTGAATTCCAGACGTTAGCGTTTCGGCAGGTTCGCTGGCCTGAGAATGAGCCAGAAAATGCAAAATATCACTGTGAACATTGCGATCAGCCTTGGACAGACGCACACAGAATCAAGGCTTTGCGTTTTGGCGAGTGGCGAGCCGAAAAAGATTTCAAGGGAACGGCAGGCTTTCACCTCTCTGGTTTGTACTCGCCTTGGCAGACGATTGCAGAGGCTGCACAGGAATTTGTGGTTGCCAAACAGTCCGCTCACACTCTGCAAGGCTTTATCAACACCTTTTTAGCAGAATCTTGGGACATGACAAACAGCCAGGAAGAAATCCCTTATGAATACTTGTTTGCCAGAAGAGAATCCAACTGGAGTGATGGCGAAAAAACCGCACCAAATGGAATTGGGATCATTACCGCAGGCGTTGACGTTCAGGATGATCGACTTTGCTACGAAATCGTAGGTTGGGGCAAAGGTGGCGCAAGTCCTGAAAACTGGTCACTCGAATATGGCACAATTTACGGTGATCCCAGCAGCCGAGAACTTTGGGAAAGGCTGGATGCTGTGCTAGTCCAAGGCTATACTCTCGAAAACGGCAAAGAGTTGGCGATTTCAGCAGCATGTATTGATTCCGGTGGACATTATACCCAATCGGTTTATTCGTTCTGTCGCCCAAGAGAAGGCCGCAGAGTCTTTGCCATTAAGGGCATGGGGCAGGAAGGCCGCCCAATTGTAGGGAAGCCAAGCCGAAACAACATTGGCAAGGTTAGACTCTACCCAATCGGCACATTTTCCGCCAAAGAACAGATTTTTGCTCAGTTACGCATTGAAGAAAAAGGCGCAGGCTTTTGTCATTTCCCAATGAGCCGTGATCGAAGTTACTTTCTGGAACTCTTGAGCGAGAGATTGGCAACGAAGCACTCAAAAGGCTATGCAAAACGCGAATGGATCAAAACCAGAGAGAGAAATGAGGCGCTAGACTGTCGAGTTTACGCACTTTCAGCACTAGCCATTTTAAACGTCAAGAATCTGGACAAGCTGACGAATAAAATCAACGAAATCGAAGAACCTCCACCTCCAGCACCGGAAGTGGATGAACCACCAATGCGAAGAAACCGCCTTCGTATGCCAAAACGCTCTTGGATTAATGGATTTTAAATGAGAAGACCACCAAGAATGCCGTATATCACACCAAAGGAACTACAAGCCTTACTCGACATCAGCAAAAGCACAGCCTACCGATACTGTGAGAGTGGGCTAGTGCCGAGCTATCGGGTTGGAGGAAGGTGGCGAATCGAAAGCCGCAGCGACTACTTGCAATATCGCTAAATTCCCAAAATTCCCAAAATTCCCAAAATTCCCCACGGCACTTTGCTTTTGCGCTAACAATAGCGCATGGCAATTGATCAGTTTGACCGCAACAACTACCCCACAACTGAGCCGGAAACCTTAATCGCTGGAGCCTTCTGGACATGGAGGCGTGACGATCTGGCGACACCTTACCCTATTGGCTCTTACTCTCTCAGCTACAACGCTCGACCTCATGGTGGTGCTACCGAAATCAGCTTTAGTGCCACTGAAGCAGAATCCACCTATTTCATTGAAGTCCCTTCTGCCACTACTGCCGGATATGCGTTAGGCACTTGGCATTGGCAAGCCTACATCATCCGCACTTCTGATTCTGAAAAAGTTTTAGTTTCAGATGGGTATTGGGAGATTGTTGGAGATTTCGACACCTCGACAGCAGATCCGCGCTCAACTGCTGACTACATGGTTGTGTACTTGGAGGCAACGCTCAAAGAACTAGCCCAGAAACACGCAAGCCAGTACGCCATCGCAGATCGCAACATGATCTTTGCCGATATTAAAAAAACGCGAGAAGAACTGAATTATTGGAAGTCTGAGCTGCGAAAAGAAATCAAGCGAGCCAGAAGAAATGCAGGCAAGCCCACAGGTGATGTGATTGCTACCAGATTTTCAGGATTAGGCTAAATGTGGCCTTTCAAGGGAGAGATTCCCGATTTAATTGGATCAGAAAAGCCCAAAGTGCAGGAATCTGCACCCAAGAGGCGCAAAAGAAACTACTTGGGCAATCAAGTCAGTTCTCTGCTCTCTGATTTTCTTTCGCCTGCAACGAGTGCAGACACTGAAATCAGAGCAGCCATCAGACGCCTTCGTGATCGCTCCAGGCAGTTGGCTCGAAATAATCCCTACGCCAAAAGAGCGTTGCAAGTCTACAGAACCATGATTGTAGGCCATGAAGGGCTAACCTTTCAAAGCCGCGCCAGAAATCTTCCACTAGTCAACGGCAGGTCAGATCCGAACACAGCACAAGGCCCATTGGATCAAGTAGGCAACGCCAGGATTGAGCGAGCTTGGAAAGAGTGGAGCCAATTGGGGA